TGTGTGGTTATTGCGCTACTGCAGCCAATGCAGTGAGCTTAGGTGCCATTGAAATAAATCGTCCAGCCATATCTTCAATATTCACACGCTTATCCATATCTTCATTGATATCTTTTGCTGCACGAGTAATAGCCTGTAGCACTCCGTACATGTTATCTAATGGTTCAAGTTTGAATGCATCTTGTGCTGACTTAATGAATGTTTTACTAGCTTCTAGCTTAATCAGTTGAGCTTCAATTTCTTTTTCGGCGTTATTTACAGGAATGCTACTCAATAGTTTTAGCTTATTCCCGGTGGATACCCATTTCTTATCTATACCCGCAAATACATCATTTAATTGTCGGTCAAGCAATGCTTCCTCAATAGGACGATGTTGTCGGTATAGAAGTCGGCTCTCGCCAACACTAATAATTGCCCCATTCAAACAAACTAACCGGAAGCTGAATTCATCGATAATTACTGCGGTATACCCAACTTCAGAATTACGCATGGTTAACCCTGGATACACTAGGTCAGATGCAGGAAGCTTTCCTTCCCTTTCTGCAATATCATATATGCGTCGGACATCTGGATTAGCATGTCCACGATCAAGAGGACCTAGGTCTATTGGGTTCTTAGCTACTAATGTGTAATAGTTGCAGTGGTCATTGCCCCATTGCTCATGCTTATTGAAGTGCCCCTTCATAAATCCGAGATTGGATAGTTCGCTGCTGAATCTACGTTCACATCGATCAAATATCTTTTCGTCATCGATGGGTTCGTATGTAGGAGACAATACAGCGCGAAGGTATCCATCTGCTTCTTTCAATCCAGGAGCACCAGGACGATATTTTTTAGTCCTGAGTTTCTTACTCTCACCACTATGGGTGAACCTACGTTGTAGCTCTTCTTGAATTTGAGCATGGTTCACCCACTTAGTATTGAACCACTTATCCCAATGAATCCCCAAAGATTGCCCGAGTTGGAATTTAGCCCAATTAGTTATGCTGTAAGTACCGATGCCAGGAATATCCATGTTCAGCTTTTCATCAATCTGAACATCAGACATCTTTATTACTACATCTTGATTTTTTAGATCGTGCTCTTCTGCTACTTCTTGTCTGACTGTTTCAAACTTGATCAGTTTCTTCGTGTCCTCTAATCTCAGTCCGTTCATTGTTTTTCTCCGTCGTTTGAGTACGTTGAACCATAAAGTGTCTAGGTATTAAATCGAATTCCATTGATTCTAGTAGTTCTTTAAGTGTTGTGAGTGTTTCTTCAGACCAGTTTTTAGGATTGGCAGTGCATTTACCGTGTGTATGTACGATCTTTTTTGTAACTTCGTCGTATTGAGCTAGTGCATATACAGCGTGAAGTAATATTCCGGTGTCCGGAAAGTTGGTAACGGAAAGTTCTGTTACTTGCAAAGCGTTTACCTTACTTTCTGCATCGCAGACTCTCATAGGTTACCTTTTTGCGAAGTCTTGAAGGTAAGCGCCCATTTCTTCTGCACCCTCTTTTGCTTTACCTTCTGCTACGATAGCTGCTTGATCAATAGATGCCAGTATGGAGTGTATGTCTTGATTACACGCCACACTTACGGTTACGGTAGATTCAACGGTTAGTCCTGCGTCTCGAGTACTGAACCAGTTTTTGAATCCACGAGTGACACTTACGTTACCACGTCCATCTCCTATGTCAAATGGGAATTCTATATTGTCGTCTAGATTTTTGCTGTCTCTAATTCTGCCGCCATCGGTACGTATTTTTTGTGTAGCTTCGCCTCGAATGGTAGCGCTAGCAGGCACACCTGGTACAAGTTGTTTGGTCATGCTTTTTTACTCCAATGGAAGTGCCGGAAGGGTGAAAGGTTTTGGGGTTCCTGGTATAGCTGATGGGGGTTGTGCTTTTTCATGATATGCCTGTCGTACGATGTCATTATCTACTTCCCCTTGTCGTACCATTTGTTCGAGCATAGGTTGGTTCAGCTCGTATATTATTTTTCGAGTCAGAACTAATTCTGCTTGACCTACGGGTAGGTGTTCAGACAAGAAATCTGTATCGTAATATCTTTCGGTTTTCTTTTGAGCGCCTATACCTTCGTAAACCAGTTGTCTATGATCAGATCTTTGTAGTTCTGATTTTACATCACGAATAGCTACGTCTAGTAGTTCATTCCTATGTTTTACTAGGGCATAAAACTCTTCAAGTACTGGGCGTACATTTAAATCTTTTAAGAAGGCTACTAACTCTTCATTAGCCTCTTTGTATTTTTTAGCGTTTCTTTTTGCTGTTGTTTCTGGTGGTGCTTCAATCGGTTCTGTCTTCTTCATCTAGTTCTTCCTCAAAATCTTGATCTTGTTGTTTTTGCTGTTCTACATCTGGAGGCAGAATTCCGTAGTATTTTTCTCGTAAGAAATCTAGAGCATTACAAATAGTGCCAAAGTCTTCTTCAGTTGGTCGCCAAGGACCTGTGGATTGTGTTCTATTTGAACTAGAAGCAAGTGATGCTAAGTCATGCATTGGAAATACTGCGTATCTTAATTCTGTACGTCTTCCCGGTAAGTGCATGACTTGTACTTCACCACGGGTTCTAGCTGTAACTGTTCCTTTACCGGTCAATGCTTGTAGTGCAATACGACCGAATGTTACTATGAGTAGAGGGTCTATAATATAGATCGTCTCTAATAGTCTCTCCCTACAGGCAATTCGTTCTATTTTGTTAGGCTCTCTGTATGACATAAACTTTTTACCTGTACGTTCGTCTTCTTTTTCAATTTGCGGATAACAACAAACAATGTTGGTAAGGTAAATGTCATTCTTTAGACTTAACTTTGCCCCTTGAAGAAATTGATGGAGTACTATCCCAGCATCACCTCTAAAAGGTCTACCAGAAATATCTTCTTCTTTTCCAGGGCCTCCCCCTACAAACAGTAAATCTGCATTAGGATTACCTTCTCCAAATACAACGTTTTTTCTGGTTTTGTGTAGAGGGCATTTTTCGCATACAGACCATTTATCCTCTAGTTCTTTGAGTGCTTTTTCTTTGTTCATGCTGTGCCCATACTCCACGTAATATGACGCATCCGGTAGATTTCGGCACCGTGCCGAAATCTACCAACTGCGTTATAAATCTTGATCTAACTACTCTTTGGTAGTGATGTCGCCATCACTAATCCAGAACTTTTAGCTCGAAGTTGTTGTTCCATGTCTTTACATGCATTCATGAGATGCTCTACTACGTCTCTTACATCCGGCTGAGCTTCTACGTCAATATACGTAGTAGCTTTTATATAGATATCTCCACCACTCATAGACAACGGGAATGGAAATATTTTGGTACTAGCAGAAATACTAGGACCTTCTGCGCTCATCAATGCAAACAATTGGTGATGAAAAATTCTAGCATTTCTCAGAAAAATAAATTCTCCTCTATCCATACTACGAATGAGTATATCGTTATCCTCGTCAACAAATCCTACATACATGTGCTGTGAGTTACTGTTTCCGAGAATTACTAGTCTGCTCATTTCTTGTATCTCTCCAGTTCATCAAATGGTCGAAGGATTGTGTATTCAAATGGACCGCCTTCATCAACAGGCCATTCATTAATAAGTTTCTTTAATTGCCTACACATTTTGTGGAATTTTGGAATGAATACATGGTCGAGTATTACTACTACTGGATGATTACCACCTCCGCGATAACCAAGTATGCGTCCCATACCTTGTTGTAGAGTGTTCTTTCCCCCCATATCAATAGCGCCACTACCAAACGGAGTAAGAAAGAACACAGTATCTAACGTTTTCTCATCTAGTGCTTCTTTAACTAATTGAAGCGTTCCAAATGTTATTTGTTTAGCCTTTAGCGTTTCTATTCTAGCTGCAGGCTTTTCATCCCCAGTACACAATCCTGAATCTGGGAACATAAGATGAAGCGCTCTTAGTTGATCTACGCTATGACTTAGAGCAAGTATCTTACGTCCTTTGCTGACTGGTAATTGAAGCTTGTCAGCAATAAACTGATTGTTGGCCGGAAGAGTACCAAGATAAGTCCTCAATTTAGGTATATTGAGTTTACCTCGAGTATCGTATACCCTGCTTGCAACTTCAGGGTCTCTCAGGTCTATTGTGATTGGGACTTCTTGAAGATAGATACGCGGCTTCACATCTTGAGCTAAATCCCGGAAGAAGACAGGACCAATATGATATTGGTAGATAGGCTCCAGTCCATCTTCTCTATTTACTGTAGCCGTCAGTCCATATCTATTTCCATAGAACATAGGAGCTGTGTGTATGAAGAGTGGAGCACTTAAATGATGGCAGTTATGCACCACTAGCCCATTAACCAGGTACGTATGTGTGTCTTCTACTTCAAGGTTGTAGACATAACCGTCTGGACACACCTCTCCAAATTCCGAGTCACTTCCCTGTTCGTAAACCTCAACACTGTCCACCCGAAACCATTTAGTAGCTCGTCTTTTCTCGCATCTTGGTCCTTCCTGCCCCAATGGGACCGACCATCTACCTCCACATTTATCATTCTCGATGGGCAGGCTATGTCTAGTTTGTAGTGTGTTGGATAGCCCCCCTTGTGACGAGGTTTGTGTGTAGGCACTATGTACTCCAGGCACCAACCTTTTTGCTGTAATTGTAGAGCATCGTACAAGATCTTCTGTACCGTTGGGACGGCTGATCCATTTCCACCCCGTACTGGTGGGCGTAAATCCATGCTCTTTAGCTTCTTTTGTGTAGCTTTTCTTATCTTCAGGTCGAACATAGGATTGTTCTTTTTCATTCTCTCTGAGAGGATGTCGGATCTCTGTATATTCGTCCTGCGCATTGTTAATGAGGATATTTTTCGACGGTACTCCATAGAGCATGTTTGTGAACAGTAGGCTCTCCCTGATTTTTTGTAGCGGTCTATCTTGCTTTTCTGAGCCAGTATTATGCCCTTTCGGCATGTAGTGCATATTGTAGATATGTTGTTCATTTTTAGTTCCTTTTATGTAGTCCCCTGCCGTTAAATTACCTGCTTTAACCCACCCAGTAGCAGTTAGGAATGGGTGAGGAATGGTGCAGTAGTAGGCCGCACCTTCTACATTTATCTTAACAAGGCACTTTGTTTTTCTTCTTGTTACGCCGATTACTTTTTTATCGACAAATATGTGCGTGCCTTCGTCATATGAAGGCACAATGTCCCCAGGCACTATCTTTTCTATGGGAACTCCCCCTATAGGAGTACCTGCGATAAAGCACTCATCATAATATACACCACCAAAGTACCGATCAAATTTCTCTGGTAATTGTTCATAGCGTATAGCTAGCGTGTTAATCATCGCTAGTACTATTCCTCTTTCTTTCCAGTCCCATTTAGATGGGTCACCTTGTACCACGCCAACGCCTCCTTCAACATCTAAAAATTTCTCAATACGCTCTTTCCATTGATCTATGAGGGTGGTGTTATTTACGATCACTATTGCTGGTACACCTTTGTCGGCAATAACTTGTAAAGCTATCTGGGTTTTGCCGCGCCCACAAGCTAGATTAAGTATTCCCCCATCTATTTCTGACATAGCTTTGTGGGCTCTACGTTGTACATTTTCTTCCGGACGAAGAAAATCCAATACAATTTTGCTTTTGAATTTGATCTTAGTGTATTTAGTAGGTCCTATATCTATGATCTGAAAAGGAGCATCTTTATATTGGCTTCTTGGTATGAATTCTCGTGGAACAATTATATGCGTGGCATTTTCTTCCCAAAGTTGCATGAACTCAACCCCAGTATCTGTCATTACAGGAAACTCGAGTCCTGCTTTTATAGACCTGGGGTTGATATGCTTTTTAGGAATCCAGAGTTGTCTTCCATAGTACCCTTTATCTGGGTCTAATTTGACTAGTCGTAATTCTGTATTATTTGAGTCGGAACACTTGCCAGAATCGATACCATTCATAGAATCCTCCACGGGCTGCCCCAGCTACTCCATCTTTTAAGAATCTAGTGATGGGGTTATCTGTTTCGCTTATAGGACCTGGAGCCCAGTTTGCGGATTCTACTCCACTACCTTGCGGTCTGTAGGGAGCAGTATACGCTCCTTGTGGGCGATAGGATGAATACGTTCTATTGGCGCTGGCCGAAGGAAATGACGATGTATAGGCAGATGCTACTCTAGGAGGTCCCATAGCTGCGGCAGATGCTCTAGAAATCTCTGTTCTACAAGTATGTTGAAAACTACAAGCAGAGCAGTCCGCATCTCGGGTATCATAAGAGTCTGCATCCCCCCAGCAAGCTGGCCTTTCATTTACATTGACGCGATCAGCATAACTCATTCAAATTTGGTTCCTTTCTGTTGGCGAATTAGGGGGTGTTAAGTTAAATGCTTATACCCGCAATTTACAGTTATTTGCACATCCTTATAGTCTTTGTTGACATACCTTGTAATAGGAACGTACTATCATAGGAAATACGGAGACCCTTATGCGAACAGGCACCATCATCGACTTTTATGATGACCCTACTGGGTCTGTTCTTAAAACTAAAGTAGCTCATACACAACTACCTGATTACATCAGGTCTTCGAGCTATCAAACTGAAGAAAAGCTGGCTTCTTTGCCTGATGATGCCTTCGCTTTGATCATGGTGGATAACGGGAAGGCTATAAGAAAGTTTGCTTGTGTAGATAAAGGCAATACTGCGCTATCAACTTTGTACTTTATGGAGAACAAAGATAAGTTGCCGGAAGAAGCTATGAAGGTAGCTGCAGCAAATCTGTTTGGGTACTGCCTTGCTTTTGGAATTGAGCCCCCTTTGCAGCTCGAAAAAATAGCCAACCAGCTTCCTAAGTTTAAAGAGAAGAAGGGGGATTTGATCGGCTCAACAGTAATGCCTCTTCAATCTAACCCTAATAAGGCTGATGATCCTGATAGTCAGCTTAATGCTACTATTAAAAAGACAGCTGCAACTTTGTATGTAGACGTGACTGGTAAGAAACCGGTTTCTAAATTCGTAAAGCAGGCGCATTCTAATTACGCTTTACATAAATACGGTCAAGGACAGTTCCCTCTTGATTCTTATGGTGATGTGCTTGAAGCTAACCGTTGGTTTGAAGAGAATGGTAAGACACTACATCCTTCTGAACGGAAAGAATACTGTACTAAGGTAGCAGCAAAAGCTGATCAATTAGGTATCTCAGTAACTAGTACTCTTCGTAAATATGCTAGTTCTTCTTTTGCTCCGGAAAATGAAATACGGGCAGCAGTTAGTACTCGTATGCAATTCTGGCAAAGTGACGCACCAGAACGTAATGTACTACAAGGTATGCTTGATAAATATGCCAGTGTAAAACCGGATGTGTTTTGTGCAGCACTTAACGCATTTGACACCGATCACGATTTACAGCATTATTGGGATGACTACGTGATAGACCCGTGGGCCTCTACGTATGGAATGGATAAGACTGCGGAGTGGAGTTGGGAACAGGGAGCGGATAGGCTCACAGAAGATGTATTGAAGCAGGGTGTTAGAGACGGTAAGAAGATTCATGAAATAAAGGCCAAATTCGGGAACGACCTGGCGAGTGAAATCGTTGAGAGCCCGAGTACGGTATTTGATTCCATGCCACTGGATTCAAAACGTATACTTGCCAGGATTCTCAACGACTCACAATAATAGGAGATAGAACATGTCCAGTAAGTCATTTGGTACGCAGTACGCAAAAATTGAGCACCTAACAGAGGGTAAGACTGGCCTTGCTGGCGAGATTGATGATCTCCGCCATGACGTAGAGGCAGGCTTCGTAAACAATGAGGCCAAAACAGGTTTCCCCTCATTAGAATGGCTGGACGGTTCAGAGCCTACGGCTTCTGGGTCTACAGTTGTTCTGCGTGGTAGTGCTCTTAATCAGAGTCAGACGTTTGATAGCTTGACCTTGGCCTCGAGCACTGCTCGTTTGGTCATCACGGCTATGAAGCCTGGTAAAAGCGGAATTAAGGTAAAATTCCTTGCTCCTGCTAGTTCAGCGTCTGTTGCGTATTCTGAGTACGATACTGTAAGTTTGACTTCTGGTTCGGCTGTTGTAACTCTTACCGCTGTAGCTCCTGGAGCTTCTGGGCTACAAGCAGAAATGCTAACACCACAGGGCACGTTAGCTGTTACGTATCATCCTGTTGGTAAGAAGATTAGTATTCAATTGGCAGCAGCTGGTAGCACTTCGCAGCAAATTGTTGACAAACTTAATGCAGATGCTACTATCTCTGCTCTTGTCACGGCCACTGTTGGTAACGCAGCAACTGCAAGCACAGCAGTAGCAGCTACTGCTCTTGCTAACGGTCGTGTACTTATTGTTCAACTTGCAGCATCTACTGGTAATACTGCTTCGGAAATTGCTACATTGATCAACGCAGATAATGCTGCGTGCTTAGGTAAGTTGTGGGCAAGTGTGACCGTTGGTGATGCTACTGCGTTTACTGCAGCAATAGCAGCTACGCCGCTTACTGGTGGTGCAGGGCATTATGATGGTAACGCTGTTCTCTTCTCTGGTGTAGAAGGCTTACCAAAGAATACAACTGGTGCGACCGGAACAGCAAAATGGACAGATACTGCAATTACTGTAACCTCCCCAGATTTGACAGCCGCTAGTCCAGCACGTGCAACTGGAGATGTGATTACGATTGTAGTTAAGTCTAATGGTGTACGTACCAATTCATTAACTTCTCAGCTTGGTGGTGGAATCGCTGGTCCTCAAGGTAACCAAGGCAACCAAGGCAACCAGGGTAACCAAGGCAACCAGGGTAACCAAGGCAACCAGGGTAACCAAGGCAACCAGGGTAATCAAGGTCTGCAGGGCGCTCAAGGCCTACAGCACGCTTAATTTGGGGCAGGGTGACAGATCACGAATCAAGTCTGCTGGCCGTCTTACAAAAGGTCGGCCAGCAGTCACCCACAATATCGGTAGACGAGTCAGCTGTACTCGATGCAGCTACCATTGTTTCTACAACAGACAGATACAAAATAAACTTACCGGAACCTTCTTTTATTCCGCCATTAACAGTGCCGGATTTAAATACTAGGAAGGTTACCCCGATAACGAATAAGAATCTGTTTGTACACCATGATGCTCACCCCGTGGTGTTTGATATTGTTCTATTAAAAAAATATAAAGCAGAGTGGTTTGAATGGCAGCCGGAGACTTTGTGGAAAGAGATCAAAGAGGATTTTAGAGTTCCTTCTATCTCAGATCACGCAAAGGCTAAAATTCAAGCAATTAGAACACTCCATATAGGAGAGATGTTCTGGAAGAGTTGGGAGTCGTTTTGTTGGATTACCCAAGCGCTGAATAATAACATTCCAGATTGGCATGTTCTACAAAAGCCTTCTCTTTCTCAATTGATTAGTAGTGTTGATATATCAGAAATAATAAGAGCTGGAGAGGTTTTTGCTCTTGAGGTTACTAGTTTTATAGCTGCTAGTGTGCTTGATGAGGGTGTTTTTTATGCCCCCCATCCTATTTCTTTTTGTCAAAGTGAGATAGACCGGTATTTAGATAGCAAAGGAATAGAGCATACAGAGATAGCTGCGGCGGTTCAAAAGAAGTATCGTGATGTAATAAAAACTTCTGGTATGCCTTTAGAAGAAAATATAGTAGATATTCAGGTAGCTAAATTGAAGGTGGCGTGGGATTATCAAGCTATGAGAGGGAGGCAGTTGAAAGAACAACTGCAGCTACTTACATGAAGCACATTACTGAATTACATTTGGCTGGTATGCTAAGCGAGCTAAAAAAAGAAGCTGGTGTTGCATCAGATATTGCTTCACGTGGTCTTCAAATGCTTCGCAAGGTACCTACGTTACCACTTGTGAGTAGGATTCCTGGTATAAATTCTAGAGTAGGACAGACCCTTGCTGGCGGTGCATTAGGTGGTGCTATCGGTGCTGCTACTGGTGAAGAGGGCGATAGACTTCATAGAGGTGTAATGGGTGGGTTGTTAGGAGCAAGTGCTGTAGGTCTTGGGCACATGGCTACACAGAGTGGTAGAGATGCTGCAAAGAAATCTATGGGGAATTTATGGCAGAGGTCTAAATACCAATTTACTGGTAAAGGTCTAGAAGGTACGCCGGAAGCTAGGATATTAAAGGCCAGAGAGATTGGTCTTATTCCTGAAGCAGGTAAAAATAAAGCTGTAGATGCTGCACAAGAACATGCATTGAAAAATGATTGGTTATCATTACCTGGTGCGGTACATGGTCTAGTTACTCAACCCGGACAAGTATTAAAGAATTCTTGGAATAGAATGGATACAATGGGTAAAGGGCTTACTGCTGCAGGTGGAGCGATTACTGCCGCAGATATGATACAAAAGCCAACTCCAGAAGGTCCCGGTAGATTAGAAAAGGGATTGGGTGGATTAGCTTCAACTATAGGCTTTACTGCAGGACCTGCAGGTATCTTACCGGGCATGTTGATGGGTAGTTGGGCAGGTAAGGCAGGACAAAGGGTTGGACGTGTGGGGGATAGATTGTTAGGGTACAACCCTGCAGCTGAGGCAGCGCCTATGTATGAAGGGGCTGTACAATGAGTGTAGGTTTAGGCGGCGCAGATTCCTCTGCACTTCGTTTCTCTAGAACTCGAGGTCGTACTGGAGCTTCTTCTGATTACGGGCTACAGTACCCTAGTCCTTTTTTTGATATCGGGCAAACGTATTTACCCGCCACTATTAAACAGATGTTTAGGTGGTGTCGGTATTACTTCTTAGTTAATCCATTGATCAATGCAGTGGTAGCTAAGATGGCGGATTATCCTGTTACTGATATTATTCTAGATACTGACAAGCCGGATTTAAAAGAAAAGTGGTATCACTTTTTAGATTCACAGCTTAGGTATCGTCCTTTTCAGATTGAACTAGGACTTGACTTTTATGCCTATGGTAATGCTTTAGTTAGTATCTTTTATCCGTTTATAAAGATGCTTAGGTGTAAACGTTGTGGGCATGAGAAACCTGCAGCGGATGCTACATATCGATTTCAGAATTTTGAATTCCACTGGGAGTGTTCTAAGTGTAGCCATGCTGATATTGCTACTGTAAGAGACCATTACGTTAAGGCACCTAAAGGTATACGTCTTTTACGTTGGAACCCGGAAGATATAGATATCAGATATAATGATATTACTGGGGATACGGAATACTATTATACGATTCCGGTACAGATCAAAAATGATATTATTATGGGGAAGAAGTCTACTGTAGAGACTATGCCTCAGCTCTTTATCGATGCTTTAAGGCTAAGAAAAGCCGTAGTGTTTTCTCGAGACAACATCTATCACTTCAAGCGGCCTACATTGGCCGGAAAAGATAGAGGTTGGGGTACTCCTTTAATACTGCCAGTACTTAAGGATACCTACTACCTCCAGGTCCTGCGAAAAGCTCAGGAATGTCTTACACTTAGCTCTCTTTTAGAGAGGCCATTTGATCTTTGTAAAGCAAGCGAGATTAGGATTGGAGACCTAGTAAAGACGCATACAGGAGCGTATAAACGGGTAACAGATATTCGTCCTAAGCTCATAAACGAACAAAACGGTGGTTTTACGGTACAAGTAGCTACTAAGGCTATGAAAGCTTTTCCGACCGGTTATTCTGACAATCATCCTCTCTATGTATTGCGGAGAGAAGAATTGGCCACTGGGTGTAGGGCGAATAAGCACATCAATACTAAGTATGTTCGGCGTTATACAGACGAGTATGCGCCTAAATGGGTAAATGCTGGAGATGTCAAACTTGGTGAGTACGTAGTTTATCCTATAGATAGGCTAAAGAACACATCCGGGGAGGTATTGGATATATCACAGTATACTGGATTGCCAGCAACAACAGACTGGGTATATCAGCAATCATCTAAAGAAACAGTAGATGCGTACGAGGCTCTTGAGCAGGGAGACGAACTTCCGTGGGCTGATAACGCCCAACATGCAGCGCATACCCTTCATAATAGGGGAAAGACGCCTCCACGGGTAAAGAGGTATATCTCATTAGACGAAGATCTTGCTTACTTATCCGGGTGGTTCATCGGAGACGGCAGTACAGGTGACCGACAAATAAGCATAGCTCTAGGGCTTAAGGACGATTATAAGCTTCTTGCTAAGGCATTTAAAAAGGTATTTGGTAAGGAGCCTAAAATCTCTAAGAGTAAGAGATTTAATGGTCGTTTACTTGTTCACAGTGATGTGATTGCGACTAAATTTATGCGTGGTTGGATACCTGGTGATGCACACACTAAGAGCCTGCCAAAAGAAATTCAGCAAGCTCCAGACCAAATATTATTGTCTTTCCTACGAGGATATGTTGAGGCAGATGGGTGCTTTCATAACGACCTTGATCGAGTAACATTTACTTCGGTAAGTCCTCAGCTTGCTTATCAAGTATGGAAGCTTCTTATTTCTCTTCGATGTGTGGCTAGGGTATCCAAGAGAAAAGAATCGCAATCAATTATTGAGGATAAGCTTGGACGTAGAAACAAGGCTATAAGTGGTGTCTCTTATGATATAGTCTTAGATGGGTCATCTGGACGTAGATTACGTGCGCTTTTGTATGGTGGAGAAGTTGAAGACGCAGCCGGAGGGCATACAGGATTTTTTCACGGGGATTATTTTGCCTCTCCTATTTGTAATTGGGAACGCCTAACAGAACAGCACGTATTGAGTTTTGAAGTAGAAGATGATCATACTTTTTGCACTCCAGGAATGGTGACGCATAACAGCATCGCGCTCGAGCACATTGTGCCGCTACGCGTCTTATTCCCACAAGCCGGGTCGGCCTCCTCGGACCCATACTGCGTTGCGTTAGATAGCCTTGTAGAGACTCGAGAAGGAATATTTCCTGCTGGGGAAGTCAAGAAGGGTGACTGGCTAAAGACACATACAGGTGCGTGGAAGCCTGTTGAGGCCGCCGTAGATCGTAAAATTCGTACTGGTGAGAAGGTATACGAATTTTCTATTGCTTCTCTTAGTGCCTTTCCATTTAAGGTATCTGAGGAGCACCCAATACTCGCTGTAAAGCGGCCCTCAAGATTTAGAGGCTATGAGAGCCTTACCGAAGAACCGGACTATATTGAGGCCAAGAATATTGACGAGGGGGACTTTGTTTGTTACCCCAAGCATAGAACCGTTTGGGATAGTCTTGACCTAGATCTTCACGAGTACTGTCCTGAGCGTGCATTCACTGCTGAGTATATGTACCGTAGGTTAGATCAACAGTCTGCGGACATCTATGAGTACTTTGAGGCTAATGGTGTGCCTAGCTTTGCTCATGGAGAACGTAAGACCTTCTTGGCCGACAAAGGTTGGACCGAAGATTACTACAATAATGCTAAGGCGGTGTTTAGCCAGCAGGAAGCTGTTGATAGGATTCCTAGGTATCTGCCAGTTACAAAAGACCTGGCGTACGTAGTAGGTATGTATGCGGCTGAAGGTAGTCAGAAGGATTTAGGTATTTCTTTTAGTCTTAATGCGGCTGAAGATTCCATCATGGGCGCTTTGGACTCTGCGCTACAAGGGATGGGGTTTGCTAGTGGGCACAGATACATACGAGATAACTCCGCGCAGTACGATGTTGGTGATGTATTTTTGGGCAGCTTACTGCCTCAGCTGTGTGGCAAAGGTGCCCAAAATAAACGATTACCAAGGTTTATTGTTGAGGCTCCAGAAGAGATTGCGCTTCGTGCAGTAGAGGCAGTGTTTCTAGGTGATGGTTGTTCAATAAATAGTAAAACTCGTAGAGAAGGATTAAAGACTGTCAGCCCTCAGTTAACTATAGACGTGCGTGCCATACTACTTTCTTTTGGTCTAATAGCTAATGTACAAAAGAGTATTCCTGGGGAGCACGAGATAGCTAAACTTCCGTACTACCAAGTCAATTTAAACGGATCACAGGGAGACGCCTTCGCTAACCTGTGTAGTAGCGGAACGCGTACACACAAAGGATTCAGTAGGTGTGGGTTTGTTCGTGGTGATTATGTCTATCTGCGGGTAAGTAAAAAATCAGAATCTCCAGATGTCAAAGTAGTACGTGGCTTCCAAATCAAAGGAGATAAGTCCTTCTGTATTGTTGGCGTAGCTACGCACAATACGAGCGTGAATCTTCAAGATTGGCACGATCAGATCGCAGGAGAATTACGTCGTTGGAGAAGCGATAATTCGTATATTCCTATTCTTCCGTTACCTATTGGACAACAGACCATAGGTGGTGATGGTAGAGCTCTGCTTCTTTCACAAGAAATACGAGTATGGAGCGAACATATTATTGCGGGTATGGGTGTCCCAACGGAGCTCATTTTTGGTGGTCTCTCGTATTGTCAAGCTCCTGATACTCTCTTGTTTACGTCTCACGGTCTCGAGACATTAGAAGAGCTGACCCCAGCTGAAGAGGGGCAAGGGACATCAAATCGCAAAGTAGTAAGCCATATGGGCGTGAGAGACGTTGTTAGAACGCATCACGTAGGTCTTAAAAAGGCAGCGTCGGCAAAAACTAGGCTTGGTCTGGAACTTACTGGAGCGTATACGCACCCCGTGTATGTACTACAGCCAGATTTAACTATGGCATTTAAAACTATGGAGGAATTGAAGCCAGGAGATAGAGTGGCTGTAAAAGCGGGAGCTAACCTTTGGCCTAAGGACACACCTAAAATTGACTTTCATACGACAAAATCTGGAGACCGGTTTGAGGACGTTACTATCCCACAGGAGTTAACTCCAGAATTAGCCAGACTTTTGGGATATTTAATAGCAGAAGGTTCTTGTACTGAGGCGCGTAGAATTGGCTTTGGAAATTCTGATCAAGAAGTAAATACTGACTTTGCAGATTGCGTAGAGGCTGTGTTTGGATACCGTCCAAAGTTCCATCTAAATCTAAGTATGCCTGTAACCACCAAACCATTTTATCAGACTGAGATATCAAGGCAGCAGGCAACTGAGTTTCTCTACGCATTAGGTATCGGTGGTTATGCTGCTGAAAAAACGGTACCTAGAATTATACGTCTTGCTCCTAAGCATCTTGTAGCAGAGTTTTTACGAGCTTATTTTGAAGGAGATGGCGGGTCAGAGGACGTAGAAGACAAACAAGCAGTTACCGCCTGTTCAATGTCGGGTAGACTCCTTCAAGAAATACAGCTATTGATGCTGAATATGGGTATTGTTACTTCTAGGTATTTCCCAAGAGTTAAGTCAACGTTCACACTACAAGCCAGGTCAGAGTATGTAGATATTTTTGCAAAAGAGATTGGGTTTATTTCCAGCTGTAAAAAAAGAATACTTTCACAGAGAACCCCTACTAGAGGATCTTCTTGTCTATCATCTCAAATTCCATATCTAAAAGAGAGATTAGAGGAGTTTAGAGATCGTCATTTTGAGAATAGGTCTTCGTGGAAGTTTGAATCTGTAAACGTTGAGTTGCTGCAGGAACAGTATACTGTTGATGAGATTGCAGTACTTACAAACAGGGAACGCTCTACTATATTGCTGCACATTAATTCTGGAGCACTTACAGCGGTAAAGCAGCCATCTGTACAAGGTAGATTTGCTGCATATACTGTCAGTCGTCAAAATTTAGAATATTTTCTTAAACATCATGGTTTAGGTAGACGTAGAACAACACCAAAGAGTTTCTGGGGCATGAGCTATGAGAAGCTAGCTACTAAAGATCTTTCTTTTATTAAAGAAAAAGAGCCTGATTTTGCTCGGCGTATAGAAAATTTAGCTGAGATGCGTTTAATCTGGGATGAGGTACAGGAAGTAAATCTTTTGGATATAGAAATTCCTATGCGTGATTTGACGGTGGATGAGGCTTCTACGTACCAAGGTAACGGTGTAATTAGCCATAATTCCGGATCAAATGTATCTTTACGTATGCTTGAGAATATGTTCCTTGGTTATCTTTCCGATCAATTAGCTTTACTTCGTTGGATAATCGAAAAGACTGCCTCATACCTTGGTTGGGCTAAAGTAGGAGCTAGGTTCAAGCCATTTAAGATGGCAGATGATCTGCAGAGAAAGGCATATCTATTCCAGCTTAATCAAGCCGGAAAGATATCAGATGAGTCTCTTTGCTCTGATGCTGATTATGATTCATCTAAAGAAGATGCGATCATGGAGAACGAAGCTACTCGTCGCATAGGAGCGATGAAGAAGCAACGATTGCTTCAAGCAGAGATGGAAGGCGAAGCAGCTATGGTCCAGCAGAAGTGGCAGACCAAAGCACAGAATAAAGCTATGTCAGAACAAATGGCTATTCAAGGAGAAGCGGCTAAAGATCAAATGGCATTCCAATCTCAGATGCAAAATGGAATGATGCAAGATCAAATGGCTGTTCAAACAGGACAAGAAGCGCCACCTAAAACTCCAGATATGATGCCTGCTCCTCGAGACCCATCGTTGTTATCTGTACCTAAGGGGATTACCTCTCCATTAACACTACAAAGTGTTCAACAGCATCCAGTTTCTGCGTCTAATGCAGATATAGCTGGTGGGCAAAATGTAGACCTGTTGTTTATGGCTAGAAAATTAGCTGATAAGTTTTCTAGACTTAACCCCGGAGAGAAACCAGTAATGTTAAGTAGGCTTAAAGAACTTAATCCTATACTGTATTCTACGGTTACAGGGCTAATGATGAGCGGAGGGAATGGACCCACCGCTGCAGCTCAAGC